AGCTAACAATGCAAATACTTATGGTGCTTTTGTGGCACGATATCCAGGCACATTAGGTAATTCACTATCTGTCGATGTTTGCGACAACGCAACTAATTTTGCAAATTGGAATTATAAATCATATTTCCCTAGCGCTCCAGGAACATCAGTATATGCTGATGCAGCAGGCGGTGCTAATGATGAAATTCACATAGTTGTTGTGGATCGACTTGGTTTAATTACCGGTACAGAGGGCACAGTTTTAGAAACTTATGGTTTTGTATCTAAAGGCTTTGATGCTTCTTTAAATGGATCCACAAACTATTATCGTCAAGTAATATTTGACCAATCACAATACATTTATTCTACCGATCCGGTTGATTATGCAAATACAGCATTAAGCTGGGGTAAAACAGCTGCTGAAAGTTTTGTAACTCTTGCTACTAATAGAACTGTAAATTTATCAAGAGCTACGGACGCAAACCCAACAGAAGGTAATTTACAATCTTCATATGGTTTGTTCTCAAACAAAGAGTTGATTGACATTTCATTAGTATTAGCTGGTGGTTCATCTGCCAACGTTCAACAATATATTATTGATAATGTGGTTAACTCTCGTAAAGATTGTGTGGCATTTATTTCACCTCCAAGTTCTGCTGTTGTTAACAACGCAGGTAATGAAGTAACAAGTATTCAATCTTATTTGACATCATTGGCTCGTTCAAGTTCATATGTTGTTGCTGATTCTGGTTGGAAATATATGTATGACAAATATAACAATGTATATCGTTATGTTCCATTAAACGGTGACATTGCTGGTCTTTGTGTCAATACTGATACAGTCCGTGATCCATGGTATTCACCAGCTGGATTTAACCGTGGCCAAATCAAAAATGCTATTAAGTTGGCATTTAATCCAAACAAAACTCAACGAGATGTATTGTATGCCGCAGGTGTAAATCCTGTTGTATCTTTCCCTGGTCAAGGTATTGTTCTGTTTGGTGATAAGACACTACAAAATAAACCATCTGCATTTGACCGTATTAATGTCCGTAGATTGTTTATTGTTCTTGAAAAGGCAATTTCTCAGGCTGCTCAGTTCTCGTTATTTGAGTTTAACGATGAATTTACTCGTGCTCAGTTTGTAGCATTAGTAACTCCATTCTTACGAGATGTTCAAGGTCGCCGTGGTATCTATGACTTCCGTGTTGTTTGTGACACTACAAATAATACACCACAAATCATTGATACTAACCAGTTTGTTGGTGACATCTACATCAAGCCTGCTCGTTCTATCAACTTCATCCAATTGAACTTTGTTGCAGTTGGAACTGGTGTTGACTTCACAACAATCGTTGGTGCAGCTTAATAAATAACCACGATATAGGAGAAAACAAATGGCATTCAATGTAGCAGAATTTAGAGCAAATATGATTGGTGACGGTGCCCGTCCTAATCTATTTCAGGTCTCTTTAACATTCCCAACAGTTGCAACCAACGGCACAGCAGCTGCTCAGAAAACAACATTTATGGCAAAATCAGCACAGTTACCTGGTTCTACAGTAGGTACTGTGCCTGTGTTTTACTTTGGCCGTGAATTAAAGTTTGCTGGCAACAGAACATTTACCGACTGGACATTACAGATTATCAATGACGAGGACTTTGTAGTTCGTAACGCTCTTGAATCATGGATGAATGCAATCAACAGTCACGCAGGCAATGTGCGTAATACTGGAGCGGTTAATCCAACTGGTTATACCGTTGATGCAGTTGTAACGCAATATGGCAAAGCCGGTAACGAATTGAAATCTTACAATTTTGTAGGTGTATTCCCACTTGATATTGCACCAATTGATTTAGATTGGGGTTCAAATGATGTGATTGAAGAATATTCAGCCACATTTGCCTTCCAATATTGGGAATCAAATACAACTACCTAATATGTTTTTGTTTGAGGGACTTCGGTCCCTCATTTATGTTTAATTGAATTGGAAATTATAAAATATGGCAGCTACTAATAAATTTTCTCTCTTTGGTTTTGAGATTGCTCGCAAGAAGTCAGAAGATGAGCAAGCTCAGCAACCTTCTTTTACACCACCTTCTAATGAAGATGGTGCTCTTACCATTTCTTCGGCCGCCTACTATGGTACATATGTTGACTTAGATGGCACAGCAAAGAATGAAGTAGAACTCATTTCTCGTTATCGTGAAATGGCTATGCAACCAGAGATTGAATCCGCTATTGATGATATTATGAATGAAGCCATTGTGCAAGATGACGATGGTAAAATCATTGAGATTGTGTTGGACGATTTGGACCAACCAGAGAAAATTAAAAAAGCAATCAAAGAAGAATTTCATACCATATTGCGTTTACTTAATTATAAGCATATGGCACAAGATATCTTCCGCCGTTATTATATTGACGGCAGGTTATATTACAATGTGCTTATAGATAAAGAAAATCCAATTGCTGGTATTAAAGAATTACGATATATTGATCCACGCAAACTTCGTAAAGTTCGTGAGATTAAAAAGAAGAAAGATGAAAGAACTGGTGCAGAGATTGTAGATGTGTTCAATGAATATTATATCTACAACGATAAAGTAGTTTCTGGTTCTTCTTCTAGTTATGGTCCAGTTGGTGTTCGTATTACACTTGATTCTATTGTTTCTGTTGTATCAGGTTTGATGGACTCTCGCCGTGCTGTGGTATTATCATACCTACACAAAGCAATCAAACCACTTAATCAATTACGCATGATTGAAGATGCAACAGTTATCTATCGTATCTCACGAGCACCAGAACGCCGTATATTTTACATTGACGTAGGTAATTTACCTAAGTTAAAGGCCGAACAATATCTCCGTGATATTATGGTCAAGTATAAAAACAAGTTGGTCTATGATGCACAGACTGGTGAAGTCCGTGATGACCGTAAATTTTTGTCTATGATGGAAGATTTCTGGTTGCCACGCCGTGAAGGTGGAAAAGGCACAGAGATTACTACATTACCTGGTGGTCAAAATCTAGGTGAGTTAGAAGATGTTAAATACTTCCAAAAGAAATTATACAATTCGTTAAGTGTTCCAATTTCTCGTTTAGAACCTAATCAAGGTTTCTCAATTGGTCGTGTTGCAGAAGTAACTCGTGACGAATTAAAATTTGCAAAGTTTGTTGATAGGCTTCGTAATAAATTTTCTGATATCTTTAATCAGGCACTACGAGTTCAATGTGTATTAAAAGGTATCTGTACCGCTGATGAGTGGGACCAGTTTAAAGAACATATATACTACGACTTCATTAAAGATAATAACTTTAGTGAATTAAAAGATGCAGAATTAATGAGAGAAAGATTATCTCTCTTGGCTGCCGTAGACCCATATACTGGTCGTTATTTCTCACAAGCATGGATTCAGCGTAATGTGTTACGGTTGACTGACGACCAAATTAAAGAAATGCAAAGTGAGATTGATGAAGAAAAAGAAATTGGTATGGGTTTACCAGTTGGTGTTATGAATGATGTGGCACAACAACAATTAATGTCACAAGTACCAAACCAACCAATGAATCCAATTGATGCAGAGCACCAAATGGAATTGCAAAAAAGAGAAGCACAACAGAATCAGACACAAGAAGAAAAGTCACCTGGTACATTTGTTAAATTGAAACAGATATTATAAATATTAAATTGGAGATAAAATGGCAGATACAAGACAAATTATAGACTATGCAGCACAAGATAACGCTAAAGAAATGCGTGATGCATTATATGCGGATATTCATGACCGTGTAATGAATCATTTAGATGCAGCTAAACAGGCAGTAGCACAAAATATGTTTGCTCAAGAAGAAGAAGAAACACAACCAGAGGACGATTCAGTTGAAAACACTTAAAGAACTACGCTCTTTGAATGAAAAGGAAGACCATGGTTTGCCTATGGATCCTCCTGCCGTTTTGATTATGAAACGTAAATCAATTCGCCAGTTTCCTGGTAATCAAAGAGTAGCTCTTTACTATGTGGATAAGATTAATAAATATGTAACAGTTCCCTATACCGCCATGCAATGGTCCTCAACGGGCAGCATGGACGAAGAAACAGAAAATTAATTAGGATAAAAAAATGGCAACATCAAATAGCACACAAATTTTAGTTGATACAACAAAACGTACCGTAATTAAACGGGTTGGTATTTTTGATGCCGCTGGCGGTAATGAAAACTTAACTGTTATTATTGACCCACGAGCTTTGTCTGGTGCTCTGAATGCCAATAACTTGCCTTATCAAACAGGTAATACAACTGCTCCTGGTTTTGCTAACTCTGCATTTACAATCTCTCGTGTTCTTTATAATGTTGACGCAGAAGTTGGTCACTTACAGTTAAAATGGCAAGGCACTACAAGTGATGCCACAATTTTTGCTTTAGGTGTTGGTGCCGGTGATACAAACCCACAATATCAAATGCCTGCTATACCAAATAACGCTGTTGGTCCTACAGGTAATGTTTCTATTGTTACTGTTGGTACAACCGCTAATGCTGCTTACACAGTAATTATTGAGTTACACAAAAACAATCAATTCTATAGTTCTGGTCAGTTTACTGATCCTGCTGCATTTAATTATCCTCCGTTTGGTGTAACTCCATTATCGAGAGAATAATGGAAAATTTTGTTTCCAAACTATTACAAAATAAAATAGTTGAAGCAAAAGAAGTTTTGAATCAACGTATACACAATTTGGTTAATGAAAGAGTTAACCAAATTAAAATGCGTTTGGTAGCTGAAATGTATGGTGAAGATGTAGAATTTGAAGAAGTAAATGAAGCCAATGTGCAAAGAATGGGTAGAACTAAACTCATTCGTGTAAGATTCCGTGGAGGAAAAATTCAACGGAGAGTTAAGAAGTCGGCAGTACCAGGATTTACAATTCGTGGTGGTAAGTTAACAAGAATGTCACCACAAGAACGTAGACGCCGTAAGATGGCGGCAAGGCGTTCCAAGTTTAAACGAAGAAGTAAGATGAGGCAAGCGCTAAGAAAACGGCAAATGTCTTTAAGAAAACGAAAGGCAATGGGACTATAATGAAGTTAATAACAGAAGTCACCGAATCATTACAATATCTTGCTGAAGAAAAAGACGGCAAGAAAACTTTGTTCATCGAAGGTCCATTTCTCCAAGCAGAAGTGGTAAACCGTAATGGTCGCAAATATCTCAAAGAGACCATGGCCAAAGAAGTAGAAAGATATACAGAACAATATATTAATAAAAATCGTGCCTTTGGTGAGCTGGGTCATCCAGACACCCCATCTATCAATCTCGACAGAGTTTCACACATGGTTGTGGGTCTCCGCCAAGAAGGTAATGATTGGATAGGCAAAGCAAAAATTCTTGACACACCTATGGGTAACATAGTTAAGAGTCTTATCGAAGGTGGTGCACAAATTGGTGTGTCCTCTCGTGGTATGGGTTCTCTTAAATCTGTTAATGGTGTTAACATAGTTCAAGATGATTTTCATCTGGCCACAGCGGCGGATATTGTAGCAGACCCTTCTGCTCCAAATGCTTTCGTTCAAGGTATCATGGAAGGCAAAGAATGGGTGATGGTAAACGGTGTATGGACTGAACAACAATTTACTCAAGCGAAGAAAATGATTCAACAAGCTTCGCAGGCGGACATTGAAAAAGTAAGTCTACACATTTGGGAATCACTCGTCAAAAAACTTTAAATATAAATATCCAATATAAATCAAGGAGATTTTCAAAATGGGAAAATTTAATCTGTCCGAAGCCGCTAAAGACATTCTTTCGGGTAATGTTTCTGGTAAACAAGGTGGCCAAGATAAACCAGCAAAACTATCTGGCGATGTAGCCTATGGCACCGCTGAAGTAGATTTGGGTCATCAACCACTCAAAACAACTGATGCAATTCCTGATTACACAAAAGGTACGCCATCGGCCACACCTCCTGGTGCAAAACCACCTGTTGGTTCTGAGCCAGCGAAGAAACTCAAAGGTCAACCACAACAGTCTGACGGTGTTGCAATTGAACAACCAGAAGGCAAGACTGGTAAAAACCAAATGCCTTTAAACAAAGGTTCTGTTGGTGTTCAAACTTACGAAGAAACCGAATCTGACGAAGAAGTTGTGGCTGAAGAAAAAGACGAAGGTCACGAAGATGAAGCTCAAGATAAGGCAATGATGAAAAAAATGAAAATGAAAGAAAAGATGAAGGAAGATATGGACGCTCTGTTCACAGGCGAAAATCT